GTTGTCGCCAGCAGGGGGGACTTGCACCCGACTGCCGGGGTTTTGTTGGTCTTGTCTCGTATTGTTTTGGTTTGAATCAGGCGAATCAGCTTTAGAAATAATTGATGACACTACCATATTGATAGCAAACGACAGCATAGAAAAAGCTACGCCTGATGTTGTGCCTAAAACAGCGCCTGCAATTATTGAACCGGGCATGGTTATTTAATCCAAGTTTCTTCTAACTTTTCAAAACCAAACTTGTCATACGATAAGTCGGGACTGTTTACCATTTTACTGATTGTGAAAAATTGGATGCGGTTTTCTTGCTTCCATTCTTCACATTGCTGGATGTATCCATGCAACAGCCGATGCGCCAACTTGCCGCCTCTGTGCGCCTCATCCAACCAAAAAGCAATCTCGCTGACTTGACTTACCGCAGGATTCCAAATATTTGGATGCTGTGCGGCAATGACCATACCTACTGCCTCGTCATCTTTTTCGGCAAGCAAGATAAAGCCAGCGCCAGCCAATATGTTTCCAATCAGTTTGTCAACGTGTTCGCGGTTGTTTGCGTCTTTAAGAAATTGAGTTGGCGCTTGGTCGCGGTAGCTTTTTAGCATCCGCACAATCGCCTCAATGTCAAATTTGTTAGCCTGTCTTATCATGTAATCCATCCTAATTTGTTTTTCCAAATTGGTAATTTATTGTCTGAATGTAGTTAACCCTGTTCATGCTGTCATCAGTAGCATTCCAAAATGTCCATGATGGATTGTTTGTATATCTACCTGCTGTTCTGTTCTGCAAGATAAGCTGAATGCTAGATGCGCTGATGGTAACCATCCCCAAATAGCCACGCACTTCTTCCATGTATTGTTCGCTGATGGAAAAAGAATTTATGTACCCATTGAAAAACTGATACAACCCTGACCCACTTGTAGAACTTGTCCACTCAACAATGTCGCCTGTGGTGTTTGTCCAAGGCACTTCTAAGTTAATGTTATTTACCCACTCCACGCTTGTGCTGGTAATCAGTTGGTTGTTGGCATCAAAAAAGCCGTGCCACATTTCAACTTGTGAGCCTTTAATATCTGCGCCAAGAACTAAAGCAAGATTAGCTGTATCAATGCCAACCAATGTGACTGTGGTTTCGTTGGCGGTGCTTTTAATGTCTCGCTGTGCAGAACCGACCTTAACAAGTTGACTTAACCCAGTAAAAGGCGAGGCATCAATGCTTGGCACAGTAATGTCGTATGGTGCTGTGGAAAACAGATATACAGCAGAGCCAGTTGTTATGCGAACAAAATCCGCATAGCGAATGATATTGGTATTTTCGACTGGTGCTATTGGATTCACAGCACAACCTCAAATGCAGAAAATGCGCCATCCCAAGAAATGAAGCTGTCATTGGTCATAGGCACAAGCGTATAGGTTGGGTAATCACGCACTACAACAGGAAAAGTTGTGCCTGTATAGGTAGACCCACCCAAGCTAACTGTCGTGCCGTATTGACCGATTACAGCCGCCGTAGCCACACTCACACTAGTCATCAAAGAACGATGGACTGGAATGTTGACAGTAGCACCTCCACCACGTTGTACATCTGCCGTTGCAATGTAGGCATAGCGGTCAATTTGGATAAAGTCGCCAGCTCTAACAATGTATAAACCTGATGCAATCGCTGGTAACGAACCAAGCACAATGTTTTTAAGTGCGCTTGATGTTTGAACTTGGCAAGCCGCCGCTTGAACGCCTGACATATCGCCTTGGTACTTAATGTAGTTAAGCCAACCAGTTGAACCAAAATTTAAGTATTGTTCTGTGATTCGGTCAGCTACACGCAATTCAGAAAGCACATCCCGATTGGTGCTGTACTGCAAATAGTTCATTGGTTTAATCGTGAACATAAATGGTTGAACAGTCAAAATTTCGGATGTGCTGATACGCATATTGCGAGACAGCATTTGTCCAGCAAATTTGTGGTCATTTATGCTGACCGATTCAGCGACAGAAAGTATTGTTTGTAGACTCATGTTAGTTTGCCATCATGGTTACCCAATTTGTTCCGTCTGATTGAAGCATTGCAAATTTACCAGCAGTTGCGGCAAGAATTGCTGTTCCTGCGGTGGCTGAACCAAGTGGCACAACATTGGCGGTGGCGCTGATAACTGCGGTTGCAGTAATGTTCTTGATAAACAAAACTTTGCCTGTGTAACTAGCCGCCGCCAACAATGTGATGGTTGGCGCTGTCGTAGTCACAATCAAACTGTAATCGGTTATCAGTTGTGTGTAGGTTGCCGCATTAACAGTCACAGGCGGTGAAGCGGCAAAACCATTCACGTTTGTTTCTTGCGAGTTAATGGTTGTGATGCCAGTTGCACCAGCAACCGAAGAACCAATATTGATTGTTGTGATTGAGCCTGATACGCCAGCCGTTCCAATATTGATTGCTTTTGTTGTGCCGCTTGTTGTTGCGCCTGTGCCAAAGTTAAGCGTCTGTGCGCCTGTTGACCGACCAAATGTCATTGCGCCTGTACCAGCCGTACCGCCAAAAATAATTGTTCCAGTTGTTTGTGCGTTTCCAACAAGCCATGCCGCACTTGTCATGTTCCAAGTAAATGCCAAATTGCCAGCAGTCGTTGTCCCCAAATAGGTAATGTTTGCGCCGCTAAGTGAAAATCCAGTATCGTAATAGCTAAAGTTAGCGTCAAGGTCAGATAAAGGTATTGAGCCTGTATCCGTTGCAAATGTATTTGGGACTGCCATGATTATTCCTTATCTTGAAACTGGTACGCCTCGGTTGGCTGATTGATAAGCCGCCCAAATTGTGTTTTTATTCTTTGCTAAAAACTGTGTGCCACTCTGTGTATCAATGGCGTTCATGCTTGCAATATATGGTCCGTTGTAATTAACAGTCTGACCGCCGCCCATAGAATTTGCAAGTTGATTATTTGGAATAATTGTGCCCGACATTCTTGGCGCAAATATTTCTGGTCCACGTTCACCAACTAAGTAACTTGAGCCGCCGCTAACCGAACCGCCTGATGCTCTGCCACCACTTAAACCTAATTCACCTAAACTCATTCCTGTGTTGTTAGATGAAACCATATTGCCGCCGCCAAAAAAACTCATGATGTCAAAGCCGCCGCCATCATCTTTTAATTTTTTAAACATATCCATCATCTTGGCTTTTGATTCAAGATAAATTAACTCTTGAATCATGCTTCTGACTAAATCTTTAAAGTTAACTTTGCCAGTTTGCACAAATTGGCGCAAAGCATTATCCATACTGCCCATCAATGAATTAAAAGCAGTCTTGCCTAACTCCATGCGGGTTGGCATATCACGCACAAACTCATCAAAACCTTTTGTAAAGCCATCTGCCATCGTGCCTTCGCGTGATTGGCGGGTAATGTCTAATGCTTCCTTTGCTTGTGCAATAGCTTGTTCACGCAGTTTGTTGTTTTCTTCTAAAGCTGTTTTTTCATACTCAGCACTTAGCTTCATCACATTTTTAATTTGATATTCTTGTTCTGCGTACTGTGCGCGAATGGTCATTATGTCTTGAGCATATTTAACTTCTTCTACTCGCAAATTTTTAAATTGCGTGTTAAGTAAAAGACTTGCGCGGTCAAAATCTAATTGCTTTGCTTGCAATCTTTCACTTTGTTGCAATGACAAAAATGTTTGGTCAATTACGGCTTGCTCTGCTTCTGCCGTAGCTAATCTTCTGATTTCAATATCTAATTGTTTTAGGCTTAATCTGTAATTTTCATCAGATATTTTTAACGCTTCGGCGATGCTTTTGTTAACTCGCGCAAGCCAGTTATCTCTTAACTTGTCTTGCTCAAGTTGACGCTTTGCAATTTCAGGGTCAGGGGCTAACTTACCTTTGCGCTTTGGCGAATCATCTTCTATATCAAATCCACCGCCACGCTTACCTGCGCCGCCCGGCGTTATTCTCATGTATTGCGGCAAGCGTTCAATAATCATGCCGGGTATAAATCGGTTTATTGCATCGTGCATCGTATCAATAAAACTTCTATTTTTATTGATATAACCATCCAGCAATTCGTTAATTTTTTCCATTGCTGGCGCAAGCGCAGAAGTGAAAGCCATTGCTGTGTTGTGCGCTGATTTGCCCAACAAATCAAAAAATTTGCCAGCTTCTTGAATACCTTTAACTTGTTGTTCGGTTACAGCGGCAGTTGCTTTCATGCCTTCAGCAAAGTCCAGCATATCAACGCCTTTAGCGGCTTTGCCAAACATTTCCATTGCCATTGCGTTGCGTGTAATAGCATCGCCTTGTTTTCCTAAACTGTCTGTTGTCTTTGCAAACAGTTGGTCCATTGAAAGATTAGTAATATCTTTTAATGAAATGCCAAGTTTTGTAAATGTCTTTTGTGCTTCTAATGAACCGCCAGCCGCTTTGTCAACAAAGGCTGTAAAGGAGGACATGAATTTAGTTGCATTCTCAGCCGAACCACCTGACTGATTCAATGCAAGTTTCATTTTCACAATAGTATCTATTGCAACTTCGTTTGCTTTTGCAGTTTCGTAAATGTCATCAGCATACTTAATTGATGCCGCCGCCGCCGCTGTTAATGCTACTGCCGCAGTTTTGCCAGCGGCAACAGCTTTTTCGGCAAATTCATTTAGCTTGCGATTTGCGCCATCAATACCGCGCACAAATTCCGCGCTGTCTAAGCCTAAGACTACACCTAACCGCCCAAGCATATTAGCCATTTTTTATCCCAAATCGGTCTGCGGAAAAGCCCGGTGCTTGACTCATGAACGCAAGCAACTGGTCATTTGCCTGTTGTTTCTTTTGCTGTTCTGTCAATGGCGGGTAGATGTAATCATACGCATTTCCAATAATGTTGGATAGCTTATAAGCTGGTGTTCCTGATGCTCTCATGTAATTAAAAACGCCGTTGGTCAAGCTACCAAGCGTGTTAAGTAAGCCTTGATTACCAATCAATCCGTCAGCATACATAGTCTGCAAATTCCCCATTGTTATGTCATCCAACTCCGCTATCGTGTCATGTGTATGCCCATTGAAAATCATCGCGGTGATGACTTGGCTTTTCAATGAGCCAATCAGTTTCCCCTTGCTTCCTTGTATGTCGGACTAATTGCTTCTGCAATTTTTTCAGCCATTTGCATTTGCACAGACATGGGAAACTCAGCTTCTATTTCCTCATAAGTTAAGTCTGCTAAAGATTGGTCAGCAACTTCGGGAATTAACAACTTGAAAAATTCAGTTATCTTAATTTCCGTTTGAACTTTAACTTTTGCCGTTTCGCGTAAAGACCGACCTTCAATAATTACATCATTTTCTGTAAACAAAAAAGTTTGCTCATTTTCAGGATTGTCCCTAAATGCCATCAATGGGTCTGTGATGACCTTATATGCTTTTTCTACGGCTTCGGCACTTGGTTCTTGTATGCGCTTGTAAATCTCGTCTGACTCATGCACATAAGGCACACGCACCCGAAAGGTGTGACCGCCCAATTCAAATTTGCGGGTAAAGATTTTTTCTTTGTTTTCTTCGTACTTCTTGCCAAAGGCATCTGCGAATCTTGTCATGTTATGTCCTCTTAAATTCTTGTATTCTTCTTGCCAAAATTTGCCCAAGTCTGTTAACAGTTTCTTGTGCGTTACTTTCTAAAGCTAATCTGAGATATGGATGCGGTGGATTTTTTGCAGAGCCAAACTCTTGTGACATAGCGCGAGCATCGCTTTCAATTCCTTTAAATGCTTGCGCTTGTTCTGCGGTTGCACCCATTTTTATAAGACGCTTTCTTGCCCTTAACAAACCTTTGCCTTGGCTCATTGCGGCTAATTTTTTGCCTGATCCGGTTGTAACAGCCGCAATCACAGTATCCGTTTGCGTTATGTATTTGCTTCGCCTGTCGCGCTTAGTTGGTCGCCGTGCTTCCACTAACAAAGACAAACGCAAACCGCCAGTATCTTCGGGTGCTCGTCTTTGTGCGTCTGATAAAACAGGTTTTAATGCTTCGCGTACAGCAGGCACAAGAACTTTACTGGTTGCTTTTTTGTCGCCAATTTCTGCCGCTAATTGGTCAAAAGCTAACGCAACATCGCCAATGCCTTCAAGTTTTATCGTGACACCCATTTCAGACTCTCCAAGAGCCGGGTTTGACTAAGCGATGGAATAGCAATTCGTTAAGTTCTTTGGCATATTCCACCACTTGCTCAGGTGTCATCGTGTCAGCATGACGCGCCGCAATCTCATGCGCAAGACTAACGGCAGTCATCTTCTGTTGGGTAAAGCCAAACCAGTCTTTGCGATGTTCTGATTGGCTTACCAAAAACCCTAGCAAGTCATTTGTGTTTTGTATTGTCGTGTCTGTCATTTTTATTCTTCTGTTAATTGCTCTATAGTTTGCGCCACAGGGTTATATTTTGCAAGAATTGTTAAACAAACAAATTCTGTTGTATCAAGCTTTGCCTTGGCAAGAGCCGTAGCGACTTCGCTGGCTTTTACTTCCAAACCTTGTGCCACCGCATCCAAGGAAAGGTAAGTAGTCGCCAACACTTCAACAGCGTCAGCGACTTTCATTAAGAGTTACTCCAGCCGTATTGATTGCCGCGAGGATGGATGGTAAACACACACTTGGCTTCTGCGCCGGGTTGTGCGTCAATCTGAAACTGACCCACACGACCATTAAAAGCATAAGCCACAGTATTCGTTCCATCATAAGCCGCCACCACATAAGTGCGGTCTACCAAGCCCGAATACGCATCAGCGCGAATCAACAACAAACCAGCATCCGATGGATTCCATGCCGCTGTAATAGTCATAGATGTAGGTGCTGATTGAGTTGGAATCTTGTCGCTTTGGCGTGAGCCTGCAACCGAAAAATTAGCCACAGCATCGTCTTGACCGAAAGCAGGGACTGCTTCAATTGTTGCCAATGCTGTACCAGCCGCACCAGTACCGCCAGCGGATGTGCCAACAATGGTTGCAACTTGTGCTGTCCAAACAGCCAAATTAGCAGTTGTAAAAGGTGAAGCTGTTGTTTGCATCCACATTGATGCAACAAAGCCGGGTAAGACTTTTGAGGGTAATGCCATTTTTGATTCTCCTGATTAAGCGGTGTTTGTCCAACCATACTGATTGCCGCGTGGGTGCAAAGTGAAAATCGCCTTTGCTTCAGCACCCGGTTGGGCATCAATTTGGAACTGCCCGACTCGGGCGTTAAAAGCATAATTGACTGTGCCTGTACCATCGGTAGCCTGTACGATGTAAGTGCGGTCAACAAGCCCTGAATAGGCATCACCACGCACCAGCAACAATACTGAATCGCTTGGATTCCAAGCCACAGTAATCGTCATTG